AATTTTCTTTTGCGGAAGCTATGGCGATCCAATAATGCATCCTGATTTCTTAGGTATCTTGGAGGACTTTAGAACAAAGAATCCTCATGTGTGGCTTTACATTCATACTAATGGCGGTGTTCAAGATACAAAATATTGGACAAAACTAGCAAAGATACTTGCTGGTTACGGTAAAATTGATTTTGGCATTGACGGTCTAGTTGACACTAATCATTTATATAGGCAAAACGTAAAGTTTAAAAAAGTCATGGAAAATGCGCAGGCTTTTATAAACGCTGGCGGTAGAGCTCAATGGAATTGCATTGTGTTTGATCACAATGATCATCAAATTGATAAAATTAAAGAGCTATCGTTTGAAATGGGTTTTGTTAATGTTCAGTTTAGAAGTACTGGTAGATTTTTTAATCATAGGACCATGGAAACTATTGATCAATGGCCAGTTCAAAATGCAAAAGGATATCGTACTCGATGGCTGCAACCCACAGTAGATCCGCAATATCAAAATCGTAGTTTGCAAAGACTGCCACAACTACAAGAACAGTATGATACTTGGCGTGACTACTTTAATGCAACTAAAATTAATTGTGATGCCTTACAAGGAAAGAAGGTGGCAATAAACTGTGAAGGTCTAGTTTTGCCTTGTAACTTTTTTAATCATAATCTGTATGACGCAAGATTTCATCAAGAAGGACACTTGCCAGAATGTAATGACTTGAGTACCGTAGACGGTGTTAATCAAGTTCGTAAATTTTTAGAAACGTATGGATTAGAAAATTTAAACATTCACAATCAAACTTTAGAAGAAATTTTTAATGTATCAATGTGGTCTGATTTAGTAAAAAGTTTTGATCGCCCGCTTGGTCAAGGTAGATTATTTGAATGTGCTATGACTTGCGGTGAAAAATTTACTAAGGTCTGGGATCAAGGAGAACGAGCTCAATGAAAATGTTAGTCACTGGAGGTAACAGAGGATTAGGTCTCGCGATTTGTAATCGTTTTAATGGTACAAGTATAAGTCGCGAAGTAGGTTTTGATATAACCAAAGATATAAAAAGAATTTCGCAACTGAGTGAAAAATATGATGTTTTTGTTAATAATGCCTTTGATGGTCCTTTTCAAGAACCCTGGGCTAACTTTGCTCAAACACATGTTCTTTATGCTGTGGCAAAAGCATGGAAAGAACTTGGTAAGAAAGGTCATATTATCAACATTGGTTCGGTAGGTACAGAAAAACTAGTAGCGCCAATTCCAGAATTTGAAACTTATAGAGTGTCAAAAGCCAGTCTTAAAACTCATAGTTTACAATGGACAGAAAGTTTTAAGTTAAAACACGTTGCGTTTAAGACTACACTATTAACATTAGACAGATTAGACACACCTTTAAGTAGAAGTAGAGAAACGTGGACTGGCAATGGTCTTGATTTAGAAAATATTTGTGACTATATTGATCTTATAGTTAAAACCTCAGGTAATACCTGTATAGGTGAAATAGTTATGTGGTGCCAATTATAATGAAATACGCAGAACCGCAAAGAAACTCAACTTGGTTAGAATCAATTGACCCACAAGAGTTTAGAGTATTTTTAAAAAGCCTAAGAACATTACGTCCTTATGATGAAGATCAGTGGAAACAATATTTCACTACCACAGAGCTATATAGGCAGGTAAAATTGTACTTGCCACACTGTCTTGAAATTTGGACCGCTAGTGGTATGCCGGGTAACAGAACTACCCCTAGAGAAAATCAGCTTAACTCATATTTTACATTTAATACATTTTACTATCTTGAATCATTGTTTGATAATCAAGGCATTGTATATGATTTAGGATGTGGTGGTAATCTTTTTAAACCTTTTGCTAAAAATTTAATTGGCATTGACTGTTTTCATTCAAAAGCTGATATTGATGACATGGTTGATAACGATTTTGTTAAAGGACATCAAGAATACTTTAAACGTGCATTTGCTATTAACAGTCTACATTTTATTCCTTTAACTAGATTCAGAGAAACAATTGTAAATTTTTACTCAATGCTAAAAAGTGGAGGTCAAGGATACATTACTTTTACATTGGCTAATATGATAGAACTTACTAACGATAATGATTGGGTAAGCATTTTTAAAAAGCCCGCAGTTGATACAACACTCTGCGATGTAGTATCCTATATAGACAAAGAAGTTTGGGAATTGCCCTATGAATATCAAATTGTAGATTATTGTTTTTTTGTAGAAAGAGATTACGGTAAAATTTTAATTGGAAATCCAATTGATGGCAACATAAGATTATTGATAAAACGGAAAAATTAAGGCTTCAAGATAAATTGTCATAAACAAGCAGGTAATGACATGGTTATTTGAATCAAAAGAAGTCTTAAATTTGCCCGAAGATTGCGCTGGATTTGTTTATGAAATTACAAACAAACTTACAGGCAGAAAGTATATTGGCAAAAAACTGGCAAAATTTAAGCGTACCACCTATAAAACTGTTAAACTTAAAAACGGCAAGAAAAAACGTAAGAAAATTAAAGGCAGTATTGATTCAGATTGGCAAACTTATTACGGCTCCTCACCAGAACTTCTCAAAGATATAGAACTATTAGGCACCGAAAATTTTTCAAGAGAAATATTATATTATTGCAAATCCAAAGCGGAATGCAGTTATATTGAAGCTCGAGAACAATTTTTAAAACGTGTTTTAGAAACTGACGACTATTATAACGGACATATACAAGTCCGTGTCCATGGCTCCCACATAAAAGGCAAATTAAGTAGTTAAGGCTTGCACAGGCTAATACCGTGTGCTCTAAACCTGGTAGAAATACACAGGGATGGAAGTCTTGCCGCTACAGCAAGCACTCAATCACTACCCGCAAGGATGAAGATGGCAAATTGCCGCCATTTGATTGTTTGAACAGGATTCCAGGCAAAAAGACGCTCTAGTGATAGAGCACGTTTGTTAATTGTGCTGATATACAGTTAACAAGCCGCCGTTGTAATAAAGACTGCGCTCGAGGTACCGGACAACCGCCTCTGTAATGCGTTAATATCAGTGACTGTGCTACTCAGATGATGTACAGCTTTGCCCGCCCTGGGCAAAGAGTGACCGCTTAATCTAGATGATATCTTAAAGACAATGTTGATGAACGAAGTGAGTCAACAGATGTGCGAAGCACATCTTGATATGACATATCAAGAGTGTGTTGATTAGGTTCAAGTAACAAATGTAACTCTTTTGTGTTGTTAGGAAATTTAATTAAATTCCAATTTTTAATGTTTAAATTGTGTTGATACATCAAACAATGTAGAATTATGGCTTCTTGCATTAGATTTAGTTGGCCCAATGAATAATAGTGACCATTGACAATAGCGTTTACTATAGAACTGAGTTGCCATATGAATTTTACTGATTTAAATTGTATTGCTTGCCAATCTTGATAAATGTTCTTCCAATAGTGATATCGTTCTGTATCAAATGGAAGTTCAAGCCAATCAAGTAACTTAGGTATTAGATCAAGACCTGCGAACCAAAGATCTTCGCTGTGTACCGCATAGTGCGATTTTGTTTTATCAATTGAAGTATGTAACTTGGGTAATCTAAAAGGTCTTATATCTAAGGCCAACTTTTCTCTAAGATCCCAAATTGCATAATCTTTGTTGTAATTTTTATTTGTTGCGTAATCAGAAAGTCCAGAGTACCTACTTAACTTCTGTAACCAAACAGGTTCAACTCTAGGCATCAACAAGTAAGGTGCCCAGAACGGTGCTAATGTTATGGTAATATTTTTGTCAGTGGTGGTTTGACATATACTAGCAATTTGGCTTAGTTCAGACTGTTGAAGCTGCTCAATGTTTCGCCAATACTCATCGGTTATATTATCAAGACTATAACCTAGTTCTTTAGCCCAATGATTATATTCTTGGTAATAAGGATATAAACTGTAAACACCAGATGCAGGTAATGATTCAAGATACTGGTTAAGTTCTAAAATGCCACTGGGATGATTTTTAGGATGTGCGTGAGCTGTTGTAGTTGTAAGTGGATTATCAACTAACAGATCCCATTGCTTGATTAAACAATTATAATGAAGTTTTTGTCCGCTGACATAGTGTATACTCCAGTCAAGAAATGTACCGCCAACTGGTACAACACTGTGTATTGCTATTAGTTTTTTCACGACAAATCATCAGGCCAATCACGATACAGTGCATGTTGGATATTGCCACTGACAAATTGATTAAAACTTTTATGCTTTACTTCAAGCTCGCCTTCAAGTGGAGCCACTCGTTTAAATGCCTGTTCCATTTGAGCCATGTCAGTGAATTCCATCATGATGTGCCATTCTGGTAAATCAGCTATGCTTCTAAAACCCATCTTGCATCTAGTGATTCTATAGCCATGCATTTTCTTTTCATCTACTAGATGTTGAAGAAAAGATTTCATGTTCATAACCCATGCCGAGTCTGATATGTCGCCTTCTTTGTCTGCCCAAATATGATATATGTCCATTATAGTGGTCCTAATTCTTCGTAGCCGTCAATTTCTCTTTTGTAATCATGTGCAAGTCCAAGATACAAATACTTAAATCCTCGTTGCTTATAAATTGCACATTCCGTTTTTAGGCTTTCAATGCCTAATCTTAACTTTGTTTCCTTGTAATCCCAGGCAAATTGCACACATTCGGCATTTTCAAAATCAAATCTGTGTATGATGCTAAATGCAACTATTTTATCATTGTGCCAATAACCAATTACATCATTAGATGGATCAAGATATTCGCTGTCAAAAATAGGTTTTACACTAGCAAACTTTTTATGTCTACAATAAGTTGTATAGATGTGATTAAGCAAATTTACGTCTACAGCGTTGATAAATGCCCAAGTTACAGATGGCTGATAGTTAGTTTCTGCAAGATTAATACGTGAAAAAATCATTATGTGTCTAGCACTGTGAATAATCCAGTGTCAAAATTTTGAGTTATCGTTACACTACGAGCATACTTTGGTACAAGTATCGGGTCATAGTAACTCCAAAACAGTTCATGACTGTTATGACGTATTGAGCTTTTTGGATACAAAATAAATCTATCAGTATTAGATACTGGTAAACCTACGCCAGCTGTGTATGATTGCGGAATTGATGCAATATTGTTTACATCAATATCGTAAAAATTAGCTTTATCAACAAGATTAAACATTCTAGATGTGTACCAAGTTCTATTATTAACCACATTAGGACTTTGTTCTATTAATTGATTTACTAACTTAATATACTCAGCATTGATATTGACCTTAGGAGAAAATTCTCTATATGGATAAAAATGATCTTGAAATTGTGATTCAGTGATAGCAAAAATTTCAAAGTCCATGACATACTGACCTGGCACAATTAAATTATCGCCTATGGGTAAACTACTACGTAAACCTTCTTGCCAAATGTTTGGACCTATTATTTCATGAAATATAACTGTGTCAGGTTTGGGTTTAGTAGTTGAATTATACTTTCCTTGGTGTAATGATATTTTGGATTCAAGTCCTAGTTTTTTAATAATATGACAGCCAAGTTGATATCTATACTTGTCAGCTTCCCATGCAGTAATGTGCCGTGCACCAACTTCAAGAGCTATTAAGCTGAGTAGACCAGCACCAAACCCTATTTCAAGGCAGTCTTTATCTTTGACTGTTTCTTCAAGAACAGTCATGTACCATTGGTTTCTATTAGGTGGAGCCTGATTGTTCATCATACGCAGATCGACTCCTAGATCACGCTGCCATTGAATATTATCTAACCATTTCATTTTCTTGGATCATCTCTTTGGTAAAACAACCCTTTTAAGTAATCTTCTGGCCATCCTTTATAGTAATCTTTGGCAGCTAGATCTCTTGCGGCTTGATTAAGTTTGTCTAGTTCTTGTACAAATGTAATAGCATAAGTCCCTTGATTCATTATAACATCATTTACTATTTCTGGACAATCAGGATGGTCAGATAAAGCATGTAAATTTCTATTTGCCAAAAATCCACGGTTACTAGCTTCTATCATGTATTCAAATTCTTCAGCAGGGTATTCTTTTGGATCGTATACAAATACAATAACGTCATAGGGAGTAATTGAGCCTAAGCAAAGTAAGTCTGCAAAAGGATCTCGACCTTTTCTTATGCTTATTTGATTTTGAAGTCTTGCTTGTCTTGCAAACGGACAAGGCGGCCATTTATTAAGTTTTGGATTAGGACGTTCTACAAAGTCCATAATCCATTGTAAAATTTCTGTACGAGCTTGATCAATATCCATTAGAAAAATGGTAAGCCAGATTTTTTTGTAACATCTAGATTTTCTTTTATTATGTCTGAGATGTAAGTTCTCTCATTAAAACTCAGCTGTAATATTTGTTCATACGTAATCCCACCTCGCATATACCAAGCTAGTTTTAATGCCTCCTGCCTTATTGTGTTACTTTCTTTTTCCATGTCAGTGACCATTTTTTCAATTGAATCACTGTTTAAAGTCAGGAGGCGGCTGCGAAAAAATTAGCTTGATCTAATTGGAAAATTTGTTGATACGAATGATTACATCCTGTGCATTTTAAATCCAAAGGTTTAATATCACTTTGCTCACGTAACGCTATGGCATGATCGCGTATTTGAGTAAACTTCTGTGTGTCGCAATTTTGCAAAAATTCAATAATGTATTCAGGTTCGGTTACCATGGTGTCTTGACCAATTTTAATAACACTTATGCTCATAGCCAAAGTCTGTATGGTTAAATCAGTTAACTTTAGCACTGCTTGATTTAATCTTTGCATTTTTTCGGATTCAGGCATTTCTGTATCTGGCAAAATGTTAAGTACTTTTTGTTCTTCAAACTGTCTTAAGCTGTTATCAGTTAAATGTTTGTAGTTTAATGGTCTAAAGTGTATTTCAAGATCGTTTTGTAAAATTGATTTGGAATAGTCTGCTGATCTCAGTTGATCCATGACAATTCTAAGGTCTAGTGTATATTCTGCTTCAGTTGAACAGGCCGGGCAAGTAGTATTGATATTCATTTCATGACCATAACTTGCAATTCTAATCGCAATTAAAATAGCATCAATATCAATACTGGGAATAGACCATGGGTCAATGATGTTTGGAATACAGCTTTTAATTACATTTACCACAGCTTGACCGTTGTAGAGTGCGTCTGGAGTTCTGTAAGTAATTTCATCAATGGCAGTCATTGGGTAAACTGGTAATTCATTACTAACTGGTAAATCTAATGTTCCTGGTGGCCAGTGTTTGCCGTTACTGGGCAACCGTAGGTAAATGCCGGGTTGACGGAAAAACTGGCGTAAAGGGTTAGCAGATTGCATAATTTGTGTCCATAAATATAAGGATACTTATTTTGCATAATTCTTGGACCTTAAAAACATATGGCTGATCCTGATTTAGATCTTATACGTACTGCTATAAACGAGCTTCAAGCTGGGTTTGGTAAACTTACATCAGCAGCAGGTGGCGCATCAAGTGCGATCACAGGCATGGCTGGAGCTCTTGGCAAAGGTCAAGTTGGATTAGAAACTTACAGTAGTTTAATCAATGAAGCTAACAAAGGCGTAGGTGCCTTTGCTAAAAATATCCCGCTAGCAGGCACCGCAGTTGCTGGCGGCTTGAATCTAATGTCAGCTACACTTGGTAAAACATTAGAAACCACAGACAGATTAAATCGCACTTATTCAACTGCTGCAAATCAAGGCACTGCTTTAGGCGAAAGCCTAACAGAAATGGCAGATCGCGGCGCAAAGTTTGGTCTTGCCATTGGCCTTAATGAACAACAAGCAACCCAGTATGCAAAAGTCATGCAAAATAATAGCCAAAGTTTGGCTAGATTGGGAGGCACTGCACAAGCTGGCGCCAGACGATTTGAAGATGCATTTGAAGCAACTGGTAGATTTAGAATTGGTTTACAAAACTTAGGTGTAAGTTATGAGGAGCAAATTGAAGGAGTTGGTGATTATTTAAAGATTCAAACTCAGTTGGGTCAGGCGCAACGTATGACAACTGACCAACTAGCAGTAGGCGCAAAAAATTATCTAGTAGAAATGCAAGGCCTAGCACAGATCACAGGTCAAAACCGTGCTGAAATGCAAAAGCAACGAGAAAGTGCTTTGGCTGAACAAAAGTTTAGAGCTTCTTATGAATTACAATTACGAAAAGCAGATCAATTAGCAGCTCAAGGTCGAACAGAAGAAGCTGCTGCCATGCGCAAAGTAGCTAATGGACTTTTGACATTAGATAACATTGTTTCATCAGCTGATAAAGAACTTGCTAAAGGTTTAAGAGATTTGTCAACCGGCATGGTTAACAGTCCCGAAGCCAAGAAAGCTATTATGGCCACTGGTGGGCAAGGCCAACAAATTATGATGCAGTTAAAACAAGGCATCATTGGTCCAGTTGAAGCAGCTGATAGACTTAGTAAAGCAGTCGGTAAAACTACAGATAGAATGTTGCCTCTAGCAGCAGCCAGCGACAGCTACGCACAAACATTTGGTAACCTAGGTGATCAATTGAAGTTTTCTCAATTATCACAAAATGAAATTCGTAAACAGGCTATAGAGGTAGAAAAACGGCAAATGAAAACTGCCGGTGATGTGGCTAGTGAGCAGTCAAGAGCCAACGCTGCTTCTAACAAAGCTAGATTTGTCAATATTGCGGCGCAGGATGCCGTTGTAACAATGCAAGATGCCGCCCTTGGTGCAGCTAATAAAATTGGAGATTTGGCAATCCAATACATTCCTCAGTTATCTGAAGAATTTCAAAAACTTACTAAAGAAGTTAGCAATGTAGTAACTCAAAGTAAAAACTTTGAAGATGCCTTGAAAAATCTTGCTGCATTGGCGCAAGGCAAAGCAGCTGGCGTAGTGGCACCTACTAGTAAGCCTGGCTCGCCTGAGGATCGTGGCATAGTTGAATCATTTAAAAGGACCTTAAACCAAGTTACAGGTGCTATCACAGGAACGACAGGCAAGCCACCTACACCGCCTGGAGCTCCTGCTAAACCAGAAGAAAAACCAAGGGAAACATCAGCCACCGGAGCACCTGCAGCTCCTTCAACTTCAACCATGAGAGCGCCAAATTTAGAAGGTTTGAACATTAAACCTGGTGCAGTTGTTGAAGGCAAAATTGAACAACGATTAATTGATGCTGCTAAAGAAATTCAAAAGCAAATTCCAACCGCTAGATTTACGTCACTAAACGATCCAGTAACTGGTCGTAGTGCTACTAGTGCGCACACCCAAGGTCGAGCTGTAGACATAGTAGTACAGCCTGATCAAGTTGAGGAATTAAAAGGTTTATTGAAACAACTTGGTGCTAAAAAAGTTGTAGATGAAATGACAAAACCTGCCAACCCAAAGGCAGCAAAATCTTGGGCTCCACATATTCATGCTGAATTTAAACAAGGCGGGATAGCCAAAGGACCTGATTCAGGTTATCCTGCTATGTTGCACGGTTTAGAGGCAGTAGTACCATTGCCTAATAATAAAAAAATTCCAGTAGATATTAAATCCCCACAATTGCCTATGCCATCACTGGGAAGTATAGGTGACACAAATTTACAAATAGGTGCATTGGAAAAAGGGTTTTCTTCTATTGCAGATAATTTGAAAAAAAGTTTTTCAGATTCTGGTGGTGACATGTCGCCGCTTGTTGGCTTATTAACTGAACTAGTGCAACAACAAAAAACGGCAAACTCAACTATGACTAAGTTGTTGCAAGTATCCCGAAATTAACGGTAAATATATCTATGAGCTGGAAAAAATACTTTAAAGTTGCAGACACTGGTGGTACAATGAGTCCTATAAATGGGGCTAATTGGCGAGGTCCTAGTTATGGTAATGGGTACGGAACTCAAGGACCTGCCAGTACTGATTTTGGTTATAAAAACTATGCTAGCCGTTTACCTGAAGTTTATGTAGGACATCCAAATCGTATTGAACGCTACAATCAATATGAAAATATGGACTGTGACAGTGAAGTAAATGCCTGCTTAGATATTCTTGCTGAATTTTCAACACAAAGTAACGAGCAAAACGAAACGCCTTTTGAAATTAACTTTGTTGATAGGCCCACAGATCATGAAGCAGAAATTATTAAAAAACAATTACAGCAATGGGTTAAACTTAACAAGTTAGATCAAAGAATTTTTAAACTTTTCCGTAATACAATCAAATACGGTGATCAAGTTTTTATTAGAGATCCGCAAACTTTTGAAATGTATTGGGTGGACATGACAAAAGTAAGTCGAGTTATTGTAAACGAAAGTGAAGGTAAACGACCTGAGCAATACATTATTAGGGACATTAACCCTAATTTCCAAAATCTTAGTGTAGCTCAAAAAACTGTAAGCGATTACATGGTCAATCCTGGCACAGGTGGCATGACCGCACCAATGGCATACACAATGCCTAATGCGCCCACAGTGGGCAGTAATCGTTTTAGCCGAGCAGTGAATGAAACATGTGTGGACGCCAAGCATGTTGTGCATTTAAGTTTAAATGAAGGTTTAGATTTTTTCTGGCCCTTTGGTCAAAGTGTGTTAGAAAACATTTTTAAAGTTTTTAAACAGAAAGAATTACTAGAAGACAGTATTCTTATCTATCGTGTGCAACGTGCACCAGAACGTAGAATTTTTAAAATTGATGTTGGTAACATGCCAAGTCACTTGGCTATGCAGTTTGTTGAGCGTATTAAAAATGAAATGCATCAACGTAGGATTCCAACTGTCAATGGTGGCGGTCAAAACATGATGGATTCTAGCTATAATCCATTAAGTGTAGGGGAAGATTACTTTTTCCCAGTAGGCGAAGGTGGTAGAGGCAGCGATGTAACTACTTTGCAAGGTGGACAAAATCTAGGTGAAATTGACGATTTAAAGTATTTTAATAACAAAATGGCACGTGGATTACGTGTGCCTAGTTCATATTTGCCCACAGGACCTGACGACAGCGACCGCGCTCTTACTGACGGCAAAGTTGGTACGGCTTTAATTCAAGAGTATAGATTTAATCAATATTGCGAACGTTTACAAAATGCTGTAATCCAAAAATTAGACGATGAATTTAAAATGTTCATGCGTTGGCGTGGATTCAACATTGATAACGGGTTGTTTAATATAAAGTTCTGCCCACCGCAAAACTTTGCTAGTTATCGACAAAGTGAATTAGATAAGGACAGAGTCACAACTTTTCAAGCTATGGAAGCTTTTCCATACATTAGCAAAAGATTTGCACTTAAACGCTTCTTAGGTTTAACTGAAGAAGAAATTATTGAAAACGAAGAAATGTGGCGTGAAGAGCGAGGTAAAGCCGAACTTGATACAACACAGGGTCAAGATCTACGTAGTATTGGTGTAACTCCGGCTAATATTGAAGCTGACATAGCGACCGGTGAAGAAATTGGTGGTATGATGAACGAGCCTGCTGGAGCTGCTGTACCTGGTGCGCCGCCACCAGGACAACCCGCACCTGCTCCAACACCAGCTGGCGCCGGAGCTGTATAAATATTAATATGATTATTAATGAAATTTGGAAACGTCAACCAAGGCAATATCAAGATGTTGCCGACGATAACAGCCAACCAAAATTTGGTCAGTTGCGTAAAACTAGGTTAACACTTCGTCATTTAAACAAACTTCGCCAGATGAATGACTTACGAACCTACGAGTTTTCAGAAAAGATGGATAAAATTAAAGATCAGTATCAACCACCACCTGCACCACCCGCGATGTAAAAAATTTTGCAATTTTTTACATTTTCATTAAAAAACCACCAATAATCTACATCTTTTTACACATTGTTGTAAATAACTCTATACATTTACCCTACTGGGGTAAATGACTTTTACCCCAGACAAGGAGCCCTTAATGAGCAAGAAACTTGAAAAATTGATTGAATATGTAATCAATGACGAAGAAGATAAGGCACGTGCGCTTTTTCATGACATCGTTGTTGAGAAAAGCCGTCAAATCTATGAAGAGATGATGGACGAAGAAGAAATGAATGAAGCTAAAAAAGAGGACGACGACGAGGAAATGACCGAAGCCGAGGAAATGGACGAAGAAGACATGACCGAAGCCGAGGAAATGGACGAAGAAGACATGACCGAATCTGAAGAACTTGATGAAATGCAGTTAGATGATGACGGTGATGCCAGCGACCAATTGATGAGCGACATTGAAGCCGAAGAAGAAGGAATTGGTGAGGCTGACGACGATTTCGCCGATGAAACTGGATTTGACGATGCTGTAGGCGACGAAGATTCTAATGCTGATTTAGAAGATCGTGTAGTTGACCTAGAAGACAAGCTTGATGAACTCATGGCCGAGTTTGAAGAATTAATGGGCGATGACGGAGACGACATGGGCGACGATATGGGCGACATGGGCGACGATATGGGCGACATGGACGACGAAGAAATGGTTGGCATGGACGACGAAGAAGATGAAATGGGCATGATGGAAGGTGTAAGTTTAAAAGCAGCACCAAAGCCAACTACATCTGAAGAAGGTGGTATCAATAAAAAGTCTATTGTAGCTGCTAATAGCGGCGCTCGCGGCATGGAAGGTAAGCCTGTTCATACTGGTCAGAGCATGGGCGGAAAGCACGATACTTCAGCATATAGCAACAGCCATAAAGATCTTATCAGTGACTTCCAGAACAAAGCCGGCGGTGACATGAAAGATATGAAAGCTGCACCTAAGCCTGTAAACAGTCAAGCAAGCGGTGTAAACAACAAAAGCCCACTTAAAGGTCGTTAATCGTGAGCAGATACCTTAGAGAAACCTTAACTTTTAGCCAAGCTCGTGTGGAACTTATAACCGAGGATTCACACGATGGTGCGGGTAAAAGTCTTTATATGAAAGGTATCTGCATTCAGGGTGATAAGCGTAATGCGAATGATCGTGTGTATCCTGTACGTGAAATTGCAAAAGCCGTTGGCACAGTTAATGAACAGATTAAAAATGGCCAAAGTGTTTTAGGTGAAGTTGATCACCCAGAAGACCTAAAGATCAATTTAGATCGAGTCTGCCACATGGTTGAAGGTATGTGGATGGAAGGATCTGATGGATACGGTAAGTTAAAAATTTTACCAACACCAATGGGCCAACTGGTGAAAACCATGCTTGACTCAGGTGTTAAACTAGGCGTTAGCAGCCGCGGTAGCGGTAATGTTGACGATAGAAATGGACATGTCAGTGACTTTGAAATAGTCACTGTTGATGTAGTCGCCCAACCCAGTGCACCAAATGCATATCCTACTGCAATCTATGAAGGACTTATGAACATGAAGTACGGTCATAGAGTATTAGAAATAGCAAAGGAAGTAGGTGAGGACGACAAAGTAAAGAGATACTTGAAAGAGGAAATAAAACGCCTCATCAAGGATCTCAAGATCTAAGGAGAATCTATTAATGTTCGATGCCATCAAGCCATTATTAGATAGCGGCCTAATCAATGAAGATGTTAGTAAGGAACTCAATGAAGCATGGGAGTCCAAACTTTCAGAAGCCAAAGAAATGGTACGTGCAGAACTTCGTGAGGAGTATGCACAACGCTATGAGCACGACAAGACACTGATGGTAGAGGCCCTAGATCGCATGGTAACTGAAGGTCTAACCGCAGAGATCCAAGCAGTGGCAGCTGAAAAGCAAGCCCTTGCAGAAGATCGCGTCAAATTCCAAAGTAAGATGAAAGAAAATGCCACTAAATTTAACGATTTTATGGTAACAAAACTTGCTGAAGAAATTGGTGAACTGCGCAGAGACCGCAAGAATCACAATGAAGGACTAACAAAATTAGAAAATTTCATTGTACGAGCTCTTGCAGAAGAAATTACTGAGTTCGCACAAGATAAGCGCAAAGTTGTGGAAACACAAGTGCGTCTTGTACGTGAGGCTCGTGTAAAACTTGAGGAACTAAAAGCACGTTTTGTAAAAGAAAGTGCCACAAAAATGAATCAAGCAGTTACTTCGCATCTCAAGAAAGAACTTAGCCAACTACGTGAAGATATCAAAGTTGCTCGTGAGAACAATTTTGGTCGCAAGATTTTTGAAGCGTATGCAGCTGAGTTTGGCGCTACACATCTAAATGAAAAAGCCGAAGTCAAAAAGTTACACAGTATTATCGCTAACAAGGATAAGAAATTGGCCGAAGCAATTAGCACTGCAACCAAAGCAAAAGTGATTGCAGAAAGCAAGGAAAAAGAAATACGTATGATTCGCGACAACAATGAGCGTAACGAACTCATGTCAGATTTGTTAAGACCTCTTAACGAAGAAAAGCGTGAAACAATGCGTAATCTTCTTGAAAGCGTTCAGACAAGTCGTCTGAAATCTGCTTTTGAAAAGTATCTACCAGCAGTTCTCGAAGACCGTTCAGTAAAAGCCAAACAGGTGATTTCTGAATCAGTTGTTGAGGTGACTGGTGATAAAGCTGCCTCAACCCAGGAGCCAGATCGCTCAAATGTGATCGACCTCAAGCGACTGGCAGGTCTATAAGAACTAAGGAGACATAAATGTCACAAGAACTACTCGAAAACCGCTGGGACGAGACCAAAGAAGCCCTAATGGAAGGCCTTAAAGGTTCCCGTCGAAGCACAATGGGTGTTGTTTTAGAAAACACTCGCAAGTATTTGAAAGAAAACGCAACAGCTGGTTCAACCCAAGCTGGTAACATTGCTACTCTTAACCGCGTCATTCTACCAGTTATTCGACGTGTAATGCCAACCGTTATCGCTAACGAACTAGTTGGTGTTCAGCCTATGACTGGCCCAGTTGGTCAAATTCATACTCTGCGTGTTCGTTACGCAAGTAGCTTGACTGACAACAGTGCAGCAGCTACGTCAGTTGTAGCTGGTCAGGAAGCTTTAAGTCCTTTCACAATTGCAACTGCATACTCAACAGTTAAGAGCGATGCATCATCAACTAGTAACTATACTGGTTCAGCTACTGCAACTTTAGAAGGTAACGGCGGTAAGAACATTTCCGTACAGATCCTCAAGCAGGCTGTAGAAGCAAAAACTCGTAAGTTACAAGCTCGCTGGACATTTGAAGCTGCACAAGATGCACAAGCTATGCACGGTATTGACGTTGAAGCAGAAATTATGGCTGCACTAGCACAAGAAATTACTGCTGAAATTGATCAAGAAATTCTATTAAGCTTGCGTACTCTAGCAGCAGTTGAATTTACATACAACCAAGCTACTGTGTCTGGTACTGCTACATTCGTTGGTGACGAACATGCTGCATTAGCTGTTCTAATCAACCGTGTTGCTAACCTGATCGCTCAGCGTACACGTCGTGGCGCTGGTAATTGGGCAGTTGTAAGTTCGGCAGCATTGACTGTTCTACAGTCAGCAACAACTTCAGCTTTTGCTCGTACCACAGAAGGCACATTTGAAGCACCAACTAACACTAAGTTTGTTGGTACATTAAATGGTGCAATGCGTGTATTTGTTGATAGCTATGCTAGCGACACTACACCAGTTCTGGTTGGTTACAAGGGTTCCAGTGAGGCAGATGCAGCAGCATTCTACTGCCCATATATCCCTCTAATGAGTTCTGGTGTTGTGCTGGATCCATCAACATTTGAACCAGTAGTCAGCTTCATGACTCGTTATGGTTACATTGAACTTACCAACACAGCTAGCAGCTTCGGTAACGCAGCTGACTATCTGGGTGAGATCGCTGTATCTAACCTGTCTTTCAGCTAATCAACTGGCAATTGTTTCAAAACTAAGCCCGCTTTGGCGGGCTTTTTCATATATAAATTATGTTTAATGAAAAATCGTGCCTGGTCTTGAGTCCTAGTAGAACTGGCAGTACAAGACTTACAAAACTTATATCTAACAAATATTTTAAACCTTCTGAGCTTGCACTAGATAAAAATGTCAAGCAATGTATTACTGAAGGTAAAATTTTTATTACTAGGTCCTATGAAATATTACAACGCTCAACTTTTCCAAACATTACTACAATTTACAGTGTGAGAGAAAACTTTATTGACAGTATACTTTCGCAATATATCGTACAAAAGTTTAAGTTATGGTTACCAAATCAAATTGTTGTGCCCTTTGTTGCTTCTATAGATGAGCTAGAAGAAATAATATTTTTTCAAATGACATGGTACAACAACTATAGTTCTATGTTAACGCCTTCTAGTCATGTAGTTATTTTTGAAATATTTCAATCAATATGTCCTTATACTAATGAAAACGAGTTAGACAAAAAAGCAGTGATTAAAAATTATGATAATATTGTTTTGTTAATAAAAGGCCGACTTACAAAACATTTTTTAGCAAATCATGAAGAATTTATAGATTATAAACGCCGGGTCAACTGTCAAGAAGTTTATCACTGGTTACAAAAAAGTGCCTAAAGTTTAAAAATTTGAACGGTATTTGCTATTTTGTCAAAAACTGTTGTCCAATTGCCAAAATCTTCTTGTCTAAATAATCTTACTGTAGGATACCATGGAGTCGTGTCATTCATTAGGCCCCAGCGCCAATCTACTGCAAATTTGGTCAGTGGAATATAAGTTGGTATACTCATAGCTCCAGCTAAATGAGCTACACTAGTATCTATTGATATAACAATATCAAGGTTTGATAAGAGGCCAGCTGTGTCATGCCAATCTTGTATCATGCCACCAAAACAACGAACATTGTTATCTTTTAAAGTTTGTTCCTCATTGTTTGCCGGCTCAACTTGTAGGTTTATCCATTCATGATCGGGAAATTTTTGTACCAATGCCATAAAGTGAGCAATGGGTACGCCTTTGTATTTGTTGACCCAGTTGTCACGCCGACCACTATAACAGATGCCAATTCTAATGCCTTTCTTTGGTCCTAAAATTGAACGCCATTTTTGTGTATTTTCATTAGATGTTTGAATATATCTTGATGAGTGAGCTAAGTTTTCAAACGTCACATTCAGTACACTAGGTAAACTCATCATTGGAATCCAATAATCAAAGTCTCCTATGGCTTCGTAGCTATGAGTGACTTTTTGTACTGGTGTGTTTGAAGCAAATAGTCTAGTCAGACTTGCCATAGTTAGATATTTTATTGACGCATTTTTCTTTATTAAGTCAGAAAAAAATCTTGCAAACTGTATACAGTCGCCAAAGCCTTGCTCGCTGATAACTAAAACAGTTTTTCCATTTAATGATTGCCCAGTCCATCTAGGTTTGGTAAGTTTTGGTAATGTTCCATTTAAATGCTCATAACGCCAGCGCCATTCATATTTGTCCCAGCCTTCAGTGTATTGACCATCTAACAAATAAGCTACAGCAAGATTAAAATGTGCAGTAACAAAGTCCGGGTCAATGGCAATGGCATGTTGCAAGAAAGGAATAGCTTTTTTAGGTTCGCCAATTTCTCTCAAAACATTTCCGTAGTTATTCCAAGCATGAATATTATTACGGTCTTCGACAAATGCTTGTGCATAATGTTTCAATGCTAGATCATATTGATCTTTACTTCTAAAATCGTTGCCTAAAAAAATCAGTTCATCTGGAGTCATGGCTTTATTTAAAACAAACAATACGCATAAATAAAAATGAACGCAATGGTGCGTCTTATGCGGGACACCACCCGCGTAGTGGCTAGAACCCACATTGGACTTCTTTAAGGAGAAAACAAAATGGGACGTCCTCTCAAAATTCAAAAATATTCTACTAATTCTGGTGTAGGTTATCCAGGTGCAGCAGTTGGCATTGATATTGGTTTTCCTAACTTTGGATCGTTAACAGATCCAGAATACAATGTTAACCCAACTACTTTGAGTGCAAACGATTATCTTGGTGTAGTTGGTGGTCTTAGAACTACAGCTACTACAGCAACTAATCCAGTAGTAAAATGTATTGTTAATATTACGAACAGTTACACAGGCGTAGATGACGGTGTGATTCTACGACAAAAAGGCGCACACAAGTTTTTGGTAGCTACGAACACAGCAATTGATCCAGCTAACGCAGTTGTAGGAGTTAGTGTTCGCATTGCCAGTCTTGGCGACACTAACTGGTTAGCTATGGGTGCACCAGTTGGTGCAGCAGTTGGTACTATTTTTCAAGTTACAGCAGCGTCGGGGGCTGGTACCACAGGTACTTGTCAAGAAGTTGGCGTATGCGTATTAGACAACGATGCAACACCAGCAGCTGGTCTAATGGCAATTGGATTCTCAGTGGGTGATTCTTCAATTACATACATCAGCAAGTTGACCAATAAGTGGCTTTTAGATTGGACTGGTGGTAACGACTATGAATATGATAGTGTTACAAATGACGTAAGATATGTGTCTAACTTCTTTACTGATGAAGGCACTGTTATCAAATCTGGTACTGCTAATACTACAGTTATTCCTGGTCAGCTTGAGAAGTGGACTAGTTAATATTTTTGGTATAACGTCAATCCTCTCTGGAATACATACAGAGAGGATTTTTTATGCACAATGCATTTGTATTAGGTAATGGAGTTAGTAGACAAGCGATTGACCCTGCAGAGTTATTAAAATGGGGGCATGTTTACGGCTGTAATGCGCTGTACAGAACGTTTAGGCCCACCGCATTAATAGCCACAGATAAACCAATTGCTACGGAAATACAAGAAACTGGATATAGTGCAAACAATATTTTTTATACTCGTAAACCTATAGTCGGCTTAGGAGCAAAAGCTGCT